CGGTGGAGGCCATCAAGACCCTGGTCAGCTTAATGAAGGGGGAGGTGCCAGCGGGCTCAGATGCTCAGGGTGTCCCGCCAGCGGTGCAGCTCCGAGCGGCGGAGCTGCTTATCGAACGGGGGTATGGCAAGTCTCCACAGGCTATTTTACTTCGGGATGACACCGCAGCAAACGCGACCAGTGCGCATTCCGTCCCCATCTTGGAGAGGATTGCGCAGATTAAGGCTGCGCAGGATACTATGGGGCAGACCACCGACTTGGAAGCCTCCGAGGCCGTCTTGGTCGAAAAGGAAGCAGACTTCACTGAAACCTCCCCGGACCCACAAGAGGACATCATATGACTCCCGATAACAACCTCATCAGTTTCAATGGGCCGCATCACAACGGTCTCACCGTCGAGCACCCCGACTTGATCTTGCCGACGCCCCAGACAACGGACACTCTCAAGTTCAGCACTGAGCTGACGGCTTTCCGAGGCATCTTTGGCAAAGTGTATTCAGGAACTGAGGACGCCGTGGACATCAATAATCGCTGCCATGACATCGTCCTCGGCTTCGACACCGTCGTGCTTGGTGGCAAGATGGGGATCACCATCAAGGGCGGATCAAAGGACATTGGGATCACAATTCGCAATCTCGTTGGTCGGGGGCAAGAGGTCGACGTAGACATTGGCAACTGGTCGGACCAGTCGCACGAGCCCGTCACCGGCGTCTATTTGGACATCCGACGTGCGGACAAGTCGCCGGTCACGGTGCGGGTCATTAACGGCGAGAAGCCCTTGTTGGCTCCAGGCAGCGGACCCTACAAGTTTATCTTTCCGCAACCGTGGATACCGCTCTCCCTCAGAGCCAAGGTGTTCCAGCAGCTTCGCCGCAGCGGTCTGTTCCGATGAGTGAGCCCAACCCGGTCAGCACGCAGTTTCTCAGTTTCTGGGACTTCTTTCGTGATGCCTTTGTCCCGCTAAACAACTTGGAGCTGCCGCTGAAGCAGCTTCACAAAGACACCTGCGAAGCTCTCCAGGCCGCAGTACTGGGGGAGCTGAACAAGTCTTTTATCGTGGTCAACATCCCACCCCGCGTGGGCAAGACTAAGATCATGGAGGCATTGGTGTGCTGGCAACTGGCCTACTTCCCCGACTCCCAGATCATCTACACCTCGTACTCAAACGAGCTGGCCAAGACATCAGTGCGATACGTCCAGCAGGTGATGGTGAGCCCGTGGTATCTGGACTTGTTTGCAACGCGATTGGGGGCGATCCGGCAGGCAGACCATTTCACCACCGCCAGCGGGGGCAAGGTCTACGGCGACGGCGTCGGTGGCTCGCTTACCGGCCTGGGTGCCGGGCTGAAGCGACGGGCGGGCGGGTTCATCGTCCTCGACGATCCGAGCAAGCCAGACGAGGCGCTGTCCCGAGTAGAGTCGGACAAGCTGCGAGTGTGGTTCGAGAACACCCTCAAGTCCCGCCGCAACAGCTCGCAATGGACACCGATCATTATCTGTATGCAAAGACTCGATACGGAAGACCTGTCGGGGTTTGTGTTGAGAGAGTATGCTGCGGACGTGCACCATATAAAATTCTCGGCGTTCAACAATATGGGGGAGTCTACGATTCCTGAAACGGTCAGCACCAAGTCCCTTCTAGACACCCAGCGGATCAGCCCGTTCACCTTCGCCGCGCAGTATCTTCAGGAGCCGACGGTCATTGGTGGCAACCTCATCAAGATAGGCGATTTTAAGTATTACGATCCCGCCTACGCTCCCAAGTTTGAGTTCAAGGTCATCGCGGCAGACACCGCCATGAAGACAAAAGAGGCGAATGATTACTCGGTTTTCCAGTGCTGGGGGCGGTACCAGAAGAAAGCCTACTTGATTGACCAGATGCGAGGGAAGTGGGCTCCCGCAGACTTGATCCGCAATGCGCGGGCGTTCTACGAAAAGCACCATCGGGCGGCGTCTCCGGTGGCCTACATGAGCGTTGAGGAGGCAGCGGCGGGGCTGACCCTGATTCAAGACCTGCGCAAGAAAGGCATCCCTACCAAGGGCGTTATCCGCCACCGAGACAAAGTCACCCGTGTGAAGCAGATTCTTGCCTACCAAGCGACGGGCATGGTGTGGATACCCAAGGAGGCATCCTGGCTCCCGGCGTTTGAGCAAGAGTGTGCGGCGTTCCGCGAAGATGGCAAAAGCAGACATGACGACCAAGTGGACGTGTTTGCCGATGGCGTGTTTCTGTGTCTTGGCAAAGGCACAAGCATTCTCAGCGTTATTGGTGGACGCAGGGCGGACCGAACAACCCCCGCCCCAGAAAACTCGGGGATTATCTGACCCACAAGACTAGTCGTAGGATTCGTCTTGCTTGAACGTCCCGCCTACGACAATACGAAACTCAAAGATGACAGCCACCGACACCCCAGAACGCGCCAAGACTAGGGTCAATAGCCTCTCAGATTTGGTGACAGGCGTCACCGGGGGCAACCCTTACGACACCCAGACCATTGCGCAGCCTTACACGCTGGCGCAGGGCAACTCCTACGTCCCGATCTCGCTGAATCGTGTCCTGCTGTCGTACTCGTTTATGACCCAAGGTCTGATTCAGACCGTGGTAAAACAGCCGGTCGAAGATGCGTTTAAGGGTGGGTTCGACATCAAATCCAACGAGCTTTCGGACGAGGACATTGCGAAACTTCAAAACGCTATCCGCCGACCACGTCGACGGAACCGCAGCAGCAAACTAGACCGCTTTACTCGCAAAATCAGCCCGAACTCCTCAGTTGCCTTGGGCCATTCCGACATCCGCACAGCGATGGATGTTCTGAACTGGTCTCGGCTCTACGGTGGCGCAGGGCTCATTATCAATACCGACCAGCCGTTTAATACGGAACTCGACATTGAAAAAATCGGCAAAGATTCGCCGCTGGAGTTTCTTTCCGCAGACCGCTGGGAGTTGATTCTCAGCCAGATGAACATTTTCGACACTGCCAACCCGACGCCGTTCAATTATTACGGCCTCCCGTTGCACCGCACACGAGTGGTGAAGGTGCTGGGCATCCAAGCTCCGAGCTACATTCGGCAGCGGTTACAGGGTTGGGGAATGTCGGAAATCGAAAGGTGCATTCGGGCGATCAACTCTTTCGTCAAATTTGAGAACTTGGTGTTCGAGCTATTGGACGAAGCCAAGATCGACGTGTTTCAGATCATGGGGTTCAACGACGCCCTGCTCACGGACGAAGGCACGGCAAACACGCAGCGGAGAGTGGACTTGGCGAATCGGATGAAGAATTTCCAGAACGCTCTCGTGATGGATAAAGAGGACTCCTACCAGCAGAAACAGCTCTCTTGGTCTGGGCTTGCCGAGATGTGGAATGAAATCCGGCTCAACCTGTCGTCGGACCTCAAGATTCCGATGAACAAGCTGTTTGGCCAGAGCGCCACCGGCTTTGGCGGAGGCCAAGACGCCATCGAGAATTACAACTCGGTTGTTGAGCAAGTCCGAGTGGACGCCGAGCCCGTCGTCATCGAGATAGTCGATTTGCGCTGTCAGCAACTCTTTGGCTACGTCCCAGAGTACACGCTTGCTTGGAAGCCTCTTAAAGCTCTCGACGGCGTGCAGGAGGAAGAAGTCCGATCCAAGAAGCAGGCTCGCGTGATGGAGCTGTTCTCGCAGCGTCTGGTGACAGGTATTGAGGCGTCCACGATCCTGCGTCGGGAAAACCTCTTGGACATCGAGACGGAGGTGTCGAAGGGGTTGCGTGATGTTGAGCCGATGATGCCCAATGCGGGCGACCCTTCTGATAAAGTAGCCGTTGCCGGAGACAAGAAACCGGAGAAGTGAAGACTACTCTTCAACCTCTGATCCACCGCGACAGCTACACCGGCTTCGTGGAAGCCGAAATTACCAGCTACCTGTCTGAGACGGTCTATAATCCGCTGATTGACCTTCTACACTCAGAAGGTCTCCGAACCAACGAGAACAAAGAGCATAGCGCGGTGTGGGACGCCATTATGGCGGGCACCCTCTGGTATGCCGCAGGCGTCTTTACGGGGATTTTTGACGCTGCAATCAGTCGGGAATTAAGAGCAATGGGTGCCAAGTTCACGGCCAATGGATTTGTTCTCCCGATAGATGAAATTCCAATCTCCCTCCGAGGAGCTTTGGCTTTATCTAATTCAAAGAGTCGGACGCTGCATCGAACAGTTCAGTCTACATTAGACGAGATGCAGGAGAACATCTTGATCGCGGCCACCGGAATGCTGTTTTCAGATGTTGTTGACAAGATTACTGAAGACTTACAGGGACAGTTAGTCCGAACCGTATCCGCCGAAGCCTCACTTCCAACACTCCCCAAGACCCCACAGGGCTTGATAGAGACGCTGAAAGAGAGTCTTACCGGCGAAATGACTCGGGCAATCAAACAGAGTGCCCTCGAACAAATCAACTACCTCCGTGCTAAAGTCTTGGACAACCTCCAGAACGGCGGACG